ATCTTTACGAGCAGCTTACCGAGCACAAGCGTTTCTGTGACGCTGTTGTCCCGATGTCTTTGGAGCCGTGGCTTGTGTCCGACAGCTTCGACGAGCACGGCTGGTATGGTTGGCGGAACAAGAACTGGGGCACGAAGTGGGATGTGTGCGAGGTTGAGGCTGACGATGGTTACGAGAGCGACGGGACGCATGGTTGGTTTAGCTTCCGTTGCTGGACTGCGTGGGCTCCGCCCATTCCTGTGTGGGAGCGGCTGCATGCTTTGGGCTGCGAGGTTGACGCCTCGTATGAGGACGAGTGCGGCAACTTCGAGGGCACGTGGGTGAATGGCGTGGACGACTGCTGGGTGCCTGTGTGGGAAGAGGACGAGAACGGCGACATGATCAAGGTTGGACGGGAGGACGCGTGATGCCGCAGTTGACGATGATTCGCTCGGACCAGAACTGGTGGGACAAGGAGCCCAAGGTCCGAGAGCATGTGATCGAGGCTGACACGGTTGATGGTCTGTATGCGATTGCGTTTCGCGAGTTCTTCAACCGCACGAAATACTGCAATGGCACGAAGGTCTGGTTCAAGGACCAGAGCCACAACAATCCTTACGACGAGTGGCTTTCTGACGTGAACAACTACGCCAACAACGGAGGGGATATGTGGTGAGTAAGACATCGCCCAAGAATCTCGGGGTCAACGAGGCCCTCCGAGCGGCGGGCTTCGTGCGGATTCCGGCTTGGTGGGTGACGCCTGACGAGTTGGAGGTCATCCACCGCATGGCACATAACCATGAGGATACAGTGTCTAGGATCCGAGAGAAGTGCAACAGGTGCCCGCCGTGCAACAACAACTGCCGCCAAGGCAGGGACTGTCCTGCGAGGAAGGGATGACAGGCTCGTTGGATAGGTTCCTGTCCAAGGGCCCGACCTTGCTTGCTACCTACGGGGACTACAAGGTGTGGGAGCACCCGACCATGGGTGACGAGGCACCTCTGTTCCTATCGACCCCCGATGGGCGCCTGCTCAACACGGGGTTCTACGATCTGAAGGACTTCGACCTCGACCTGTGCGTCGAGATTTTGGAGACGAACCTCCCAACATGGGGGTCTGTTTTCCGGCGATTTACACCTAAGGAGAAAAGAAATGACGTATGATGAAGCAATGAAAAACTTGAACGTCGCGGTATATGACGCTGTGCGAGCAGCGAACAACACGGACGGTGCGCCAGTCGAGGCGCTGAAGCTAATAGCCCGCGACATCGACAGCGTGATCGATCACGGCGTGACGTGGGCCGAGATGCAAAACATTCGGGCGCTCTACAAAGGCGCGAAACTAGCGGGGTTGACGTCATGACCACGGTTCGATGTGCACATTGCCAGAGTGAGGATGTCTGGCGGAGCCGCATTTCGTATTGGTCCAAGGACCAAGGTGCGTGGATCGACGAGGAGTTTTCGGACGACTACGGCTGCAATGCGTGTGGCGGGAGTGAGATGGAGATTGCGGATGTTCCGGAGGATCCTGTTCTAGACACTAGGCGGGAGGACATGGTGTGCATGCATTACATAATTGATCGGCTGGCGGGTATTCGGCACGACAGGGCGACCAAGCTTAGAGACGAACTCCTGCACAACCTTGGTGTTAATCAACACAGCCGCTGGAAGGGAGACGAGCAATGACCACCATGACCAACCACGTTATCCTGTTGCAGGAGACCTACCAGATGGTGGAATGCCCCGAGTGCCGCGGTGCGGGGAGCGTGGAGTATGATGTGCCGCGCCCGCATGCTGGTGGCTTCAACGAGGGCTACATCGACACCGTGTTGGGCGACTGCGAATTGTGCGATGGCGTAGGAGAGGTGATCCAGCCCTGCACTGCCTGTGGCGAGGGTATGTCCAAATGGGACGCGCTGCATGGCGCTATCTGTTCAGACTGTAGAAACGAGGAGGGCTGACCAATGGCCACGCTGCAATTTACTTTCACCCCGACGGCTCCGCACAAGGAGTTGACCTACTTCAACGTGTCGACTTGGGCGCATGACATGAGCCAAGGCGTCTACGTGCAACTGACGGACGGGACGGAGATCATCTTCAACCCGATGTTCGTCTTCGCAGTCGCAGCAATGGAGGACAAAGAGGATGACAAAGGAAGAACTTGAGCGTATCTTGGACGAAGCATTCAAGAAGGTTGTGGGCCGTGTGCCCGTCACAAACAAGGAGGATTTCAAATGATGTATCAAGCGGTATGGACGCGCGTCGAGGACGGCGTGGAGCGGGACGGGTATATGTTCTCTAATGACTGGGAAGAGATTGAGGCTTGGACGGCGACGGCTGAAGAGGACGAGGCCGTGAAGCATTGGACGGTGTCGATGGTCTTGCACAGCAGCGCGCCTTTGGAGAGCGATCTTCTTGAGGAGCCTGACGAGCCGGAGCGGGTCATGTGGCGTGGGAACGCCGTGGAGATTGCTCTGATGCACAGTGTGGACAGCGAGGATACGGAGGTTCGTGGCATGCAGGTCATGGATGTTACGTCTCTGCTGCCGCCGCGCCTCAAGGACGAGGAGGTTTTTGCCACCATCATGCACATCGCCTCCAACTACGTCCAAGATCCGCGCAAGTTGACGCTGATGCTTCGTGCCTGCGCGGAGTCGGCGAATGATTACGTGGAGCACAGCCATGAGGCAAAGAAAGCCATCCGCAAGTTCATCAACTGAGGCACGGTCATGGCAAGAAAAATAACAAAGACGGCCGCAGAAAGCATCGCCTTGGACCGCGAGATATATGAGCGGGCCAAGGACGGTGCGATAGCCAAGGTCATAGCTACGGAACTGGGGGTGACGAAGAGCACGGTGCAGCGCAGGATCAACAAGATGGTCGGGGACGGCACTCTTGGCCGGGTCATGGAGCGGCGCAAGCACAGCCGCGCCTACTGTCTGCAGCGCTGGGCCGCTTTTGAGCGGCAATATCGTGGTGTGAGGTTGGGATCGATGTCGAGCCTGTTCGATCTTCTGACGGAGGAGCAGGTTCGGTGGATGTATGATCACACACCGGATGGATGTGAGGTGGTGACGTTTCTGGCCTCTGTTATACGGGATGCGTATGCGGACGAGCACATGCATCCTGCGGAAATCTTGAAAGGAGAAAAGTGATGGAGGAAAAAGCTGATGGCAATTAAACTAAAAGCAGACGAGGCGTGGACTGTGTATTGCGCGCTGGATGACGCGCTGGATGACCGCCGCAATAGCACTGGATCGAAGCACAACTACCGCGTGACCAACTACCGCTTGACCAAGGCCGAACACAAAAAGTTACAAGACAGATACCTGCGCGCGTTTCTGGTCTTGGAGCGCATCGAGGGAGGGACTGATGGCGAAATGGGAAAACGAGGAGGATGACAATGACACTAAGCCCCGCACAGGAATCTGAACTCAACTACCTGCGCCGACAGGTGGACGCAGCCCACGACAGACTCCTGAGAAACGACGCAGATCAATGGGCCCAGCAAAATCTGTGGTATGCTCGAGAAGAGCTCCGGCAGTTTGTGTCGAAGCTCCGGAAGGAAGGGCACAACATATGAGCGACCCACGACTTGCCTATATACCGGACGAAATAAAGAAGCTGAACAAAGAGATAAGCGACTCAGAGTGGAACAACGACCCGCGTCTGGAGTTTCTGGTTAACGAGTTGAATGACTACAAAGAAAAACTTGAGAAAGGACAAACCTATGAACCAAACTTTTGAAACCCAAGCCATGCCTGCTGTGATCGAGGTTATCACCTACTCGAACAGCGCCTTTGGAACCAACGAAAGCGGCCAGCAAATCTTCATCAACTCCCGCATTGTCGAGCGCTGCAGTCTGAAAGAAGGCATGGAGGTCATCGCCCATGTCATCCCCAACTACGAGGACAAGCGACACTCCATCCCGTGGCGGGCCATGCGGGTCGAGGCTCCGCGCACCATCGGCATCTCGGTAGAGGCCGCGCCTATGCCGACGGCCCAAGCGCGCACCCAGCCGCCGTCCACCCCATTCCAGCTGGACCAAGAGATCCTCGCCCTGCTCGACGAGGAGGAAGGCTACATGACCACGTCCGAGATCGCAGATGTCTTGGGCAGAGACACGACCGCCATCAGCAATAGCTGCCGCCGCCTCTTTGCAAATGACCAAGTTGCAAGGGCCGATGTCTTCTCTGGACCCAACCAGTCGCGCGCATCGGTCCTTCTCTGGGCGAGGAGCGTGTCACGGTTCATATGACTTGCATCGTGTCCACAGATATAGTAGAAGCTGTAACCAACAAACACACAATCTAGGGACATGACATGGCACAAAAGCCCAAGACCAAGAAGACAGAGACCAAGCAGCTGGAGTTCCAGAACGTCGGCTTGCTGAAGGAGGACCACGAGCTGCTGCGTCGGCTTGCTGATGCGGAGCAGAGGTCCATGGCACGACAGCTTTCGGTGCTGATCCGCAAAGCGGTTGCCGAGTTGGAGGATGTAGTATAACCTAACGGCCTGCTCGAACATGTATCGCCGCCTGATACATGGCCTCAACTGAAAGCCCCGCTATTTGCGGGGCTTCTTTTTGCGCGGTTGGTAGATGCCTGTTGGCTTGGCGTATCCGCGAACATCGGACTTTTTCTGCATCCCTTTGGAGGAGAGGCCTCGGAAGAAGGCCGAAGCCACATCTAGGCTCAGGCCTGTCATGGCTGCGAGTTCTTTGGCTTGGGTTTCGACGGAGGCATAGTTGACGATACGCTCCTCCATCAGTTCGGTTATCGCTTCGTAGTCGATGTCGGGTTCTTTCTTGTCCATGTCATCTCCGCTTATGGTTTGCTTGGTTTGAGGGACAGCCACTGCCGCGCCTCTTCTCCGAGCACCTTGGCTCCGATGTCGATCTTATCACGAAGAGACGCAACAATCCTCTCATCAATCGACCCTTCGCAGATCAAGTCTACGTAGGTCACGGGGTTGCGTTGGCCAATGCGATGAGCACGGTCCTCGGACTGGATCCTGGTTTCGAGGTTGAAGTCGTTGGCGTAGTAGACCACGAGGTTTGCCTCGGTGAGCGTCAGCCCGTAGCCTGCGGTGGCTGGGTTCCCGACGAAGTATCGCAGCGGGTGGTTGGGGTTCTGGAAGTTCTTGACGATAGCGTTGCGCTCGTCGTCTGGAGTGTCGCCATAGTATGCGGCCGCGCACCCTGCGCCAAAGGTCTCGTTGAGTTGGCGGACGATCTGTCGGATGTCGTAACGGAATCGTGACCAGATGATGGCCTTTCCGTCATGCTCCTCGAGGATGTCTTTCAAGGCATCCATGCGCTGCGATGGAAAGTATATCATGTCCCCGTCATCTGTCTTCAGATGTCCGGACATAACCTGCTGCATGCGGAGGAGCTGTGTCACCACAGCGGGAGCCGTGACCAAGGTGCCGTCATCGAGCATTGTCAGTGCCATGGTCCGCAGCTGCTCATACATTTTGAACTGCTCCGGCGACATGCCGACGTAGCGGACGGTGTAGGTTTTCTCAGGTAGGTCGAGGCAGTCTTTCTTCAACACGCGGTAGGAGAACATGTCGATCCGCTCGGTCAGCTCATCGAGGTTTCGGTAGCCTACCACCTGCTGGAACGAGTGCGCGCCCATCTGCCGCTTCTGCACCACAGCGTATCGTCCTTGGAAAGCGTAGAAGCTATCGAAGCCCAACAACCCATGACCAAGGAACTCGGTCTGGGCATACAGGTCGAGCGGAGATTTCGTCACTGGCGACCCTGTAAGCAGGCGTTTGAACTTGAAGCCGGATGAGATTTTG